AGATCTCGTCGACGTGGGCGCCTGCTTCCTCGGCGGCCTTCACCGCGAGGCCAGCTTCGTCAGCCAGCTTGGCTGCCTGAGCACCCTTCTCGACCACCTTGTACGTCCCGGCGGTGGCATAGGTGAGCGGGTCGAAGGCGACGTCCCCGGCGAACCCGAGCGGACGGCTGACCCACGGGGACAGATCGGGGTTCAGCAGTTGGCCGAAGCCGTAGTCGGAGCTGGGGGCGAGCTTCTCCCAGTTGGACCGCTTGTCGGCTTCGGTGCGCTTGGTGTCGACCAGCTCGGTGAGAGCGAACGGCGGGGCGACGACGTCGAGCGCGGCGTTGGCCCAGTCCGGCAGGTCCGGTTTGTGCTCGGCCAGCTCTTCGATGCCGAGGGTGACCGCCTTGCGTCCGACGCTGAGGATTTCGAGCGGCTTCAACAGGTTCGAGACCACCGGGTTGCCGACGACAGCGCCGAGCACATCCTGGTACCACGGCAGGTCCGGCTTCGGTGCTGCCGCCTGGGCTTGCTTCTGGGTCTGCGCCTGTGCTTCCTTGGTCGACGAGAACGCGGCGATGAGGGAGCGAGCATCCATCGGCTGGTTGCCGCGCTGCGCCCGGTCCTCGACCCGTGACTGGGTGCGTGCAGGTGGCCGGTAGGCGACCTGCTGTGGTGCGGCCATCGCCTGCTGGACGGCGCGGCGCGGGTCGTAGACGGTGACCGGGCCGCGCTTGGTCACTGGCTGCAGGTTGCCGCTGCGGGTGGCAGCAGCGATCTGGGCCAGCAGGCTCGGCATCTAGATCCGCAGTCCCTGCGCCCGTCCACCGAGCTGGCGTTGCAGCATCGCGTCGAGGAACGGGGTGCGGTTCAACAGGTTCGCCATCGCGTACGCCTGACCTGCGGCCTGCATCGCGGTATCACGATCGGGTGTCGTTGCCTGAGTGGCACGGAACCGGTTGGTGTTGGCCTGCTCGAACGCCCTGTCGGCCGCAGTCCTGGCCTTCTTCGACTGGCTGGCGACCTGCGGGGTGAGCTTGGTGGCCTGGCTCTTCTTGTCGCCGATGCCGAAGAAACCGCCGTACAACGCCCGCGCCATCGCCTCGCCCTGCGACCCGGCAGTCTGGAAGCCGGTATCGGGGCTGCCGTACGCCCACGTTGGGACCTGTTGCAACGGAGCAAGGCCGGGTCCCGCCACCTTGGAGCCCTCACCGGTGGCGTTCGGATTCGTCCTGGTTCTCCCGTAGGTGTCGGTGCCGGTACCGGTGATCCGCCCACCCAGGTTGATGGTGGGACCACCACGCCGCTGTTGCGGCGGGGTGCGGCCGATGTCGGACTGCTCGGCGAGAACGCTGCCCAGATCACCCAGCCCCTGAGCCCGCTGCAACTGCGCCTGGTTGGCGGTGTTGCGACGGGTCATCTCGGTGAGCGCCTGTTGCACGTCGGTGTCGGAGGCATCGAGCCTGCGTGCCCTGCTGAGCGCGGCGTCCTGCGCTGCTTGCAGGTCCGAGACCTGGGTCTGTTGGTTCGCCAGATCCTGCGGGTAGTTCGGAGCGACCTGGCTGAGCAGCTCCTGCATGCGTGCGGGATCGTCGTACCGTTCGATCGGGGTGGGCAAGCCGAGGTTACGGAACTTGGTGGTGAGGTAGCTGGGCTCCTCGACCGGGGCGCTGCTGTAGTACTTGCCGGTCGCCGGATCCGACCAACCGGCCTGCGTCGCGGCCTGATCGGTGGCAACCTTCCCGAACAGATCGGAGGCGAAGTTGTTGATCCGCAACAGGTCGTAGTTGCGGTTGGCACCGCCCGCCCCGGCTTCACCAGTCGAAGTGAGGACCGGAGCGGTCGGTGAACCGGCTGCCGTCATTGCTGACGGCGGCGTGATACCCGGCGCCTGTGGGTTGAGTGGCAGCGACCGGATGATCTCGTCGCGCTTGTCGCGTGTCGCCTTGTCAAGATCTGGGCTGTCGGGCCGATCAACCAGTTGCCACAACTCGGCGACTGCTTCGGCATCGGTGAGCGGTGGCTGGTTCGGATCCGACGGGTTCATCAGGTCGGAGATGAATCCTTGGTAGCCACCACCACGGCTGTACCGATCAGCCAGCACGAAGCCCGGCGTCTTGATCTCTTCGGTCGGCTTAGTGATCGTCGGCGCGAACGAAGTCGGATCGATCCCGCCGGGACCGGCCAGGGCGGCCTGGACGACGTCAGCAAGGAAGCTGGTCTGGTCCTGGGCCAGATTGAGCCGTCCCTGCTCCTGGGGCAGGTCGTACGGATCGAGCTTCCCGGCCGACGTGAGGTACGGCATGCTGACGCCGCCGGAGAACTGCAGCAATTGCTGGTATTCGGGCGGGATGTCGTTCAGGTTGACGCCTGCGGTGCCGCCCAGGTCGTAGCCGGTGCCAGGGTTCCCGAAGTCGTAGACCGGTTGGTCTTCGGTTTGGGCATCCAGGTTGGGCTGGGCGACGTTCGGTGAGTTGAAGAACGATTCGACCGCAGCCTGGTCCTGCGGGTTCATCGAGTTCCATGCCTGCATCCACTTCGGTGAACCGACCGGCTCCTCGAAGATGTTCGGTGGCTTCTTCGCTGCCATGTCAGGCCGCCAATCCGAGTGCCTGCGGGGTGGGCAGGTTCAGGCCGGGGTTCTGGATGAACTGGGGGAGCAGCCCGAGCAGCGCCTGCAGTTCGGAGTTGCTGTACTGGTTCTGGTTGGTGAAGTTGGTGTCGGACACCTGGTTGGCCCGCTGCCAGTTCTGCAGCGCTTCCTGCTGGGCGAGCTGCTGCTGCAACTGGTAGTCCTGGTAGGCCCGGTCATCGGCCCGCTGCTGCCACTGCGACTGCGCTCCGGCCTGGCCCAAGTTGATGCCGAGGCGACCACCGGCTGCGGCGGCGTTGATCGCGTTGACCGCCTGGTTGCCGTACTGCTGGGCGTTGCCGAGCCGTGACCGCTGGGCGATATCTTCGTTGGCGGCCTGGCTGCGCCACAGGTTGCCGAAGGCTTGGTCGGCTGACTGCGCTTCCCGGTAGTTCCCTGCTGCCACATTCGGGTTGACCCCTTGGTCCTGCAGGAGCCGCTGCATTCCGAGCTGTGTCGTGCCGGGGGCCTGCCCGGCGGTGGCGTACTGCAGGTTCGGGTTGTTGAAGGCGTTGGAGTAGTTGGTGTTGAGAAAGTTGAGCATGTCCGACGTCGCCTGGCTGGCGGTACCCAGATCGGTCTGCTGCCCCTGGCCGAGCGCCGCCAACGCCTGCTGGTACATCGACGGGTCGAACGCTCGAACCGGCATGCCTGCGTAGTCCGGCAGGTCCAGGTTGGTGGCGACCTGCTGTCCCGGCCGTGCCCCTGCCAGCAACTGGGTCAGCCAGTCGAGCTGGGACTGGCCGAGCTTCGGGGCGGGAGCACCACCACCGCCACCACCGCTACGACGAACGCCGCCGCCACTACTGCCAGTGCCGACACGAATCGGCGCTGGTTGCCTGGGTTGGGTGCTTGTTCCGGCGCGCATGGCGGCAGCGACCGTGTTGGTGAGCCCGGCGCGGACGTTGCCGATGTCGGTGCTGGTGGGCCTCGGGTTGCCTTGAGCGATCGCGATCTGTTCAGCGCGTTGGTTGGCCACGTTCGCGGGACTCGTCGTGAAGTTCCGCTCGTATTCGAGGCGGCCAGGGCTGTAGCCGTACGCCATCAGGAACCTCCCAGGCTGCCGAGGTACGGACGCAGCGCCTCGATCGCCAAGGCAGCGTTGGCGATGTCGTTCTGCTTCTGCTGTTCGATCGAAGCCATGCTGCTGTTCAGGTACGCATCCTGCTGGGCGGCCTGCAAGTCGTAGTTCTGCGCCTCTTGGGTGGCATCCTGCTGAGACCGGCCGTAGTCACGGGCGTAGTCACCGAGGTAGTTGCGCATCGACTGGGCCATCACGCCGGATTGGACGCCAGGACCGGAGAGGCCGCGTTGCCCGAAGGCGGCACGGTAGGAGGGAAGCTGCCGACCGAAGTTGGTCGACATGTCCCCAAGGGTGCGCTGTCCCCGCTGTTGGCTGAGGAACCGGCCGTAGGCGTTGGTGGCCCGGTCGGTGTTGTAGCGGTATTGGACGTCGGCCTGTTGGGCGTTGTAGCCAGCGATGTCGGGGGCGGGCATCTACGCCACCCGTTCGAGGTAAGCCACGGCGCGTTTGAGGATCTCGACGTCGCGATCAACCCGCCCGAGGATCGCATTGCACTTCGCACAGACAATGCCCCGCATCTGTCCGGTGTCATGGTTGTGGTCGACCACGATGTCTCGCTTCTGGGGGTCGTGATTGAACGGCCTGAAGCACACAGCGCACGCATCGTTCTGACTGGCGATGATCGCATCGAACTCTTCGAGGGTCAGGCCATAGCGCCAGCGCAGGTTGTATTCCTTGAGCTTCCGCGGGTTCTTGCGTGTCCATTCGCGCTGGTAGGCAGCGAGCTTGGCGAGCTGTTCGGGTGTCTTGGCGGGCATGGTCAGCATGTTACACAACTCTGGGTGAGCTAAGCGACACGGATGATGTACGTCACCGTCACGTAGGGCGGCATGTTGGCGTCGGTGGCAGAGACCGCCCCCGACGCCGCCCCCGACGCCTGGCTGATCGCTGGGGTGGTGAAGGGATGCTGGTGGCGGACGCTGGCTCCGGCGCTGTTCAACACACGGTCGGCTGCTCCGGTGGCACCGGAGACATTGTGGCTGTGGCCCACGTTGTTGAAGTTGGTGGTGTCTTCGAGGGTGAAGTTGGTGCCTCCCCCGCTGGCACCGAACCCGCCGCTCGACCTCCAGCCGACGTACTTCTCGGTGGCCTGGGTCGAATTCGGGAAGTGGTAGTGCGGGTTGCTCTCACCTCCGCTGTTGATGTTGACCCCATGGAGGTGGTCGGCCCCCTGGTGGCCGTGATCGGGAGCGTCGTCCCCCGTGGTCCCGGCAGGATGAGCGTGGTCGATCGGATGGGTGTGCGGTGCGACGATGGCGTTGCGGGAACCACCGGTCCCACCGACAGCAGTGGTCCCGTCGGTGCCCATCGCGAACTTGCCGTTCAGGTTCGGCAGGTTGAACCGGCCGGTCGTCGGAGTGCCGGTCACGTAGCGAGTACCGAGGATCGCGGCCAGATCGGGGTAGAGCGCCGTTTGCAGCTCGGCCCCGTTGCACTCGGCCCAACGTCCACCGGGTGGTGCTCCGACACCGCCGAACATCATGATGATGCCGACCGGAAGCACCGCGTCGACGTACTGCTTGGGAGCTGCGTCGAAGGCGTTGACCGGATCGCCGACCAGCTTGAGCTGGGCGCGCATGGCGACAGTGCCGTCACGTTCGACCAGCTCCTGGTTGATGTGTTGTTCGATGCGGCTGAAGTTGGATTCGACCGGGTTGGCATCAGCAGGCGTCAGGTTGATGACGTCGTATTGCAGGTCGACTTTGGTCAACGGAACCTCCGCATCACGATCTTGGCGACGATCCCGTCGACGCCCCATTTCCGCATCGGTGTCGTCGGGGACGCCCTGATCCGCATCTGCACCGCCTTGGCCAGACCCTGCGATCCGGCACGCTCCAGGGTGGAGCCTCCGATCGCCGACCCCCAGTTGGCACCGCGACCGGACACATCGTCGATGCCGCCTTCGGTCCAGTCGAAGCCGCCCATGTTGTTCGCGGCGAACCCGTCTTCGGTCCAGTAGGCGTTGCCGACGGATCGCAGGTGCAGGGTGCGGGTGCGCTGCACGCTGGTCTCGTTGTAGTCACGGAACGTTTCGACGAGCAGATCGGTCTGGGCGGGGACGTGGCGGCAGATGAAGGTGGGTCGCCGCCACGACTTCTTGCGGTCGGGCCAGCCACCATGCAGCCAGCGGGTCCGGTAGTAGGCGTCGAAGCGATCCCCCTGAGCAGCCACCCCGGTGACCGTGATCGTCTTACCGTCCCCGGTGACGATCAGGTCGAGACCACCTGTGACGAGCAGCGTCGACTTGAGGATGATGTCGAAGCCAGTGTCGAGGTAGTCGAGGGTGACGAGGCACGCTTCGCTGGCCGACCACATCGCTGCCAGCGGGTACTTGGCGTTGACGTCGGAGCCATCGAGCACGGGCCCGATCGCTCCGAAATCCGATCGGTACATAGTCCATGCGCCCCCCGCTCCGATGTCTGCATCCATCACGAAACAGGTGGTTGGGACAACGGTCGACCCGATGTCCTTCACCCACGGCACCCCCACCCAGAGGCGCCGTCCGGCCCAGGAGACGAACACGTTGTCGAAGTTGAAGACCTGTTCGAAAGCGGGCCGCAGGTTCTCCGACAGGTAGACGGGGGTGCTGCCGTTGTAGCCGTAGACGCCGCCACGATCGCTGGCCGAGTAGAAGTAGACGGCTTTCTCGCTGCGGGTGCAGGCGGTGGGGGCGGGGCAACCGATCGATGTGGACACTTTGACGAGCTGCCAGGACGCCAGCTCGTAGCCGTAGAGCGCCCAGATGCTGTTCGTCTTGAAGATCAGCAGGTGGTCGTTGTACGAGATGAGGTTGGTGATCTTGCCGCCCCCGGCGTCGATGTCGATGAAGTCGTCGGAGTCGAAGCTGTCGGGGCGATCGGGATGCGACCAGCGGATGCGGGAGAAGTGGTTGCCGTCGGATTCGGTCATGCAGGCGGCGAACAGGTAGGAGGCGTGGGTCTCCAGGTATTCGGCATGGGGCACCGTGTTGGAGGTGGGGGCGTCGACTTCGGACCACGTCTCAGGGGTCATCGCGGTGACGGTGTGGGTGGCGGAGACGCGGTAGGTGGGTCCGCTCGACCCGGTGGCGACGTAGACGTTCTGACCCCAGGCGACGAAGCTGGCCTGGTGTGGGCTGGCGTTGCCAACGATCGTCGGGAGGGCGGCGAACACCGCTGTGTCGCTGGCCCAGTAGACGATGTGGTTGTTGACGACGTAGACGTCCTGGTTGCTGTTGGCGTGAGTGACGCTGAACGCGTTGCGTGGGGCCCAGGTGATGCTGATCGGGTCGATGACGTCGACCTCGTTCCAGCGGTGCCAGCCCTTGCGGGTGTAGAAGCCGCCGCGCGGATCGATGTCGACGTTGAGCATGTCGGGTGATTCGTTGTCAGCGAGCTGGAACTGATCGCGCCTGAGGTTGAGGCCGCCCGTGAAGTCGAGCAGGTTGATGGGGGTTAGTCTATTAACCATGTCCCATCAACTTCTGGCCCTTTGGGGTCGACACGTCATGGAACCGAGCGATGGCTGCCGCCTCTGGGAACACGATGTCACGCCAGCGGGATACGGACGTCTCCGCATCAACGGAACCTCCGAAGTCCGACTCAGCACCATCACCTGCGCGGCCTGGCACGGCCCACGTCCTACCGGGATGATGGCGTTGCACTCCTGTCGCAATCGCAACTGCTGGGCAGGCGAACACCTGCGCTGGGGAACGGCGCAAGAGAACCAGGATGACCGCATCAAGGACGGCACCACGCTGTCCGGCAACAAGCATCCATCAGCGCGTCTCACCTCCGACCAAGTTCTCGACATCCGCCTCCGATACGCCAAGGGCGTCAGCATGTATGCCCTCGCCAAGGAGTTCGGCTGCACCCTGCCGAACATCAGCAACATCGTCCACCGCCGGACCTGGAAGCACATCGGTTGACCATCAGGGTGAGGGTGGGACGTTGATGACGTAGGGGGCGACACCGCCGATGGGCTGTCCTTGGTTGAGGACGAGCGGGCGGTGGTGGGAGGGTTCGAGGATGATCTTGGCGCGGGCCGCGAGGTCCCGGTTCCAGCGCGCCATGTAGGTGGCTTCGAGCACGTCGTCTTCTTGGGCCGCGTAGGACAGCGCCATCGCGTAGTAGGCGAGGCAGAGGTGGAGGCGTGGGTCGAGGTCGGGGATGTCGGAGGCCCCGTTGCTCCACACCGGCTGGCGGTAGCCGCGGATCGTCAGGTCATAAGTGCTGGCAGTGTCGGGTGGCGGAGCGAGGAACAGGACTCCATCCCAGTAGCTCCAGTAGATGGGCGCGCCGGAGCTGATCAGGGTGGTCGGGCTGAACAGGTCTTCGATGTTCTCCTTGTTCATGTAGACCAGTCGGTAACCGTCTTGGCCATGAACGGAAACGATCCCGTTGGGGGAACAATCGGCGGGGAGGGCGACCGTGGTCGAGCCAGCAACCTTGGCGGATTCCCATGTCTTCTCGTAGCGGGGCCACCGGTTGTCGGTTGCCATCGTCGAGTCGAAGGCATCTTGCAGGTAGACGTTGAGCAGGCCGTCGGGGAGTTCTTCGTCGTCGACTTCGAGGTGGTCGCGGATGTAGGTCCGCAACGCCTGGACATCCATCTAGAAGAGCCCCAGCGATTTGGAGTGTCCGACGCAGTAGCCGGTGCGCGTGGCATAGCCACGACATGGCTTCTCCTCCCAGTTGCACAACTTGCCGTTCGGTAGGTTCTCCAACTTCGGCTTGGTGTGCGCTGCCGTCGAGAACACGCCAGCAGGCTGGATGTTGTCGCTGGCACCGGGCGCGTTGATCCGCATCTTGCCCGTCTCCGGGTCCCCGAACGCGGCGTACACCGGCTTGACGTTGTCTCCGTGTCCGACCGCTGAGTCACGTCGTGAGATCTCGGCCATTCGTCCTCCTGCTGGGGAGTAGGGCGGCGCCAGTCGAGGGAGACGCCGCCCTACTCACCGATCTAGCTGAACGTAGCGCCCGTGATCTTGAAGTTCCGGCGCCGCTCCCTGGTGGTCGCGTTGCCGTACGTCGTGATGAAGCTCACCCTGGCGTCGAGGGCGTTGGCCGCCGGAGCTGCCGGGGTGGCGCCGGGGTTGGCGTTGGCGGTCGAAGCGGTCGAGCCGGACAGGTTCGACGTGAACGGGGACTGGGTGAAGTTGCGGTCCGAGTGGAAGGTCAGCCCGACGTACTTCGAGTTGAGCCCGAGGGCGGTGCCGGTCGGGCAGTCCGGGTCCCACATGATCGGCACGTTCTTGAACATCAGGTTCTGGAACCCGAGGTTCGCCTTGTTCGTGTCGGTGTAGCGGACCTGCGGCGTGAGGCTGGCCTCGTACGCCTCGAACCAGCCGAGACCGGCGAAGACGCTGTCCACATGGTCCGAGCCGCCGTCGGAGGCGAGCATGTACATGTGCCGCAGCACCCGCTCCAGCTCAGCTCCGTCGTACGGTGACGTCAGCGCCGCGCCGGGCACGGTGATCGCTGCACCGACGGCGTCGGTCCCGGTGTTGGCCGAGGCGTCGAACGTCGGGCTGCGCCACTGGTTCTCCGGTGCCGGTGAGGCAGCCGGGGTGATCCCGCCCGCCGCCGCGGTGGCGTCAACGAGGGTGGTCAGCGCGGTGAAGTCGGTGGCCAGGGCGGCGCCGCCACGGGTGCCGTAGAGCATGGCCTGGAAGAGGTTCTTCATCGTCTCTTCGGCCTGCATGATCTTGGCTTCGACCAAGGAGATCATCATCTCCTTGCCATTGTTCTGCGCCTCTTCGAGCCCGGAGATGATGATGGTGGCGTACAACTGACGCCACGGGAACTGGGCCGCCGAGATGCCGGAGACCGCGTTCACGCTGATCTGCTGCCACGGTCCATACGAGTTGGCCTCACCAGGGCCGAGCAGCAGGGGCTCAACGATGCTGATGCCACCGTCGATGGTGCGAACACGTCCCTTGGACTGGAAGTATTCGAGGAGAGGCCGGGAGTTGAAGATGTTGTCCTGCAACGACTTCCGGTAGTTGTGCATCGTGGTCGACAGGATCGAATCCCACGTTGCTGGGGTATGGCTAGCGAGCGCCACGGATCACCTTTCAAGGGTTGGTCCGCGAGTTATAGGCCGTGCTGCTCCAGAGCTGCCAGGGCCGCCTCACGGATGGTCATGCGTCCGTTGGGGTCAACCTGGTTCGTGACGCCTGATCCGTTGGCACCGCCACCGCTGCTGATGAGCTGACCGGCCTGCTGCTTGGCTGCCGTGCGGCGCGCCTCTTCAGCATCCTGCTGAGCGCGCTGCTGGCGGATCGCCGTCACCTGCGCGCTCAGTCGTTGGAAGGCCATGGACTCATAGATCATTGGGAGAGCTTCGACGCCGAGGCCCATCTGATAAGCGGTGCCGACCACGGATCGGAGATCGTCGTCCGACGCGTTGTAGTGACCCCGCAGGTTTCCGATGGCGACTTCGAGAGCCTGATCCGATTCGCGTTGCAAGATCCGGCTTTCCAGGGCGAGCCTGGCGTTGCGTTCTTGCGCCAACGCAGCTTCCAGCGGATCTGCGTATTCCTCTTCGATCGGTGCAGGTGGTGGCTGCTGGCCGGTTGGCCAGGCGTACCCGTGCTGCTGAGCGAGGATCTGCAGCGTCATCTCCGGGTTGGCTGCCAGCGCCTGCTGGAGCCGGATCCCGAAGTCCGCTTCTTCTCGTTGGCGTGCGACTTCTTGCGCCTTGCGGGTGTAGTCAGCCTCTCGGCTGTAGCCCCTCAGCGCTTCGGAAAGCGGCACCTCGACGTCTTGGCCGTCGACTCTGACCTGCACGTAACGCTGGTCTGGGTCGTCGACTTCGACGTACTGCCGTGGCGGCTCGGAACCGCCATCGTCAACCTGCTCGGCTGGCTCCGCGACGTCCCCGGCGTCTAATGCGGGATCGCTACCACCCGTGCCCCCATCAATGGGGGTGTCATCGAATGACACTGAGTTCCCTCCCAGGCGTGCTCACGTGTATGCCTGGATTGAACCACAGACATCCCCTGTTCAGCTAGTAGGGGACACCTCCTGGCGGGGCCACCCCGTTCGAGCCCATCAGTGCCATCAGCAGCTCGGGTGGAATGTCGCCGTTGGCGGGCGGCGGCTGCGACGGTGCTCCGGTCGGCATCTGCGGTGGCGGACCCTGCACCTGGCCTGGCGGCATCGGCGCCCCCGCCTGGGCCATCGACGGGTCCATCCCCGGCGGCAGCGCGTTCGGTGGCGGCTGCTGGCCCTGATCTGGCGACTGTTGACCCTGGCCGGGTGGCTGCTGAGACTGGTCAGGCGGCTGGCCTCCGGGTTGCTGCATCGCCTGGGGGTTGATGAACGGGCTGGCGTCCTTGACCCCGAAGCCCTTCTGCAGGACCTGCATGTACAGGGTGACCGGGTTGGCGACCCCCATCTGCAGGAACGGCATCGACGAGTCGACCAGCTGCAGGGCGGACTGACGCCGGAACGTCTCGTTCTGTGGCTCCGTGGACCCGGCTGCCACCTCGTAGTCGAACTCGCCCTGGATGTAGTCGGCGTCGTAGTTGACCCACGCCCGTCCCGGCATCGTCACGATCCGAGCGACCTGGTCCCCGGTCAGGTACTGCTGCATCAAGCCGATGATCCGCTCCCCGAGCTGGGCAAGCACCGACTCGATCTTGGAGAGGCGGTCCTGGGCGCGGGAGTTGGCGGCGTCCTGGATCATCGCCGCCTCGGTGGCGGTGCGCTTGACGGAGGTCTGAGCGGAGCCACGCTGGTAGTCGGAGACGCCGGAGACCCGGTCGATGTCGTTGGTGATCAGCGACGACTGGTCGTAGAACTCCGACGGAGTGATCACCGCGGGCATCGGAACGATGACTTCGGACAGGTTGTCCGCGAGCACTGGGATCATCGTGTTGTCGATGTCGGATTCGAGAGCAGCGACTCCGTCACGGTCGAAGGCGTCCTGGTTGTAGATCCACTTCCGCTGGAACCGCTTGCGGTGGTTCATCATCTGGCTGCGGGTCTGGTTCAGTTCGAGCTGCAGCGATTCGATCTGGCAGACATCACCCATCGGGTAGAAGTGGTCTGCGATCTCGTAGTTGCGCATCATCACGAACGGGTGCCCCATCGCGTAGGGCATCGGCTTGGGCTTGATCAGGAACATCGACTGCTCGGTAGAGGTCTCGGCATCGAGGGAGAACGTGGCGACCTGGCGCCGCTTGATGTCGTAGAACTCGAT